TCGGCTTATCATAGTCAATAGGCGGGCCCGGGACGGCGTTAGGGCGGCTTAGGGCTATAACCCCGGGAAGGGCGCGGGCGGCTTAAAGGGTGCGCCGCGAGCGTGCCCTAGGTCGGCTTAGGGTGTGCTTAGGCTATAACCCCGGGATGGTGTGAGGGCGGCTGATGGTGTGGGCATCGCAAACCGCGCAACTAGGGATTAAAAATTCAAGGTCGAAAAAGTCGGTTGTGGTCGCGCTCGGGGCCGATAGGAGGGCGGGCAATCTCCGCCGCGACGCCGACGACAAGCGAAAAAGCGCGGACGCGTAGGGCGATAGATTCCTAGTCTGTAGGCTGAGACGACGAGTCAACGGCTTAGGCGGTCGGTGTGGCGCGAGCGGTGGCGCGGTCGGTGTCATAGTGGGCCCGGGGCGGCGTCGATCCCGGCTTTTCGCGGTCGGAGCCGGGGGTATGGGGGGATCGCGGAAATCGCCACCGTTATATACCCCTTCGAAATTTTCTACAAAAATTTAGGGACCCCCTTACAAAGCTACTGACCTACTAGGGGTCGAACCTAATAGGCCAGCGGAGGAACACACACACATAGGAAGAGGGCAACCGAAAGCCTTCTTCGTATATCCCGTCTTATTATGAGGGGTAATTGATCCCGGTCCTGTCTGAAGAGCCCCCTGAGGACCCCCCAAAGCTATCCGGGGAAATAACCAAGCTGGCCCTATTCCTGACAGAGCGACCACGAGGGGCACGCCTCGGGGAACTAGGAGCTGGCTGAGAAACCTTGCCCTGCTCTTGCACAGGGGCGGCAGAGGGAGCGGAAGGGGCCAAAGCCAAAGCCTGTTTAGCGGCCATGTCTTCCTTAGCTTTTGCCTCAGCTTTCATCCTGACAGGCATCAGCCCTGAACCTACAAAGGAGCTACACATATCAAAGGTGGATAGATAATGGTGGATAATAAGTCAATCAACTTCTGACTTACCAAAGGTCAACCAAAAGCCTACCTTGTACCAAGGATTGTTTTGCGGGGCTTTGCTTTATCTACAGCCTACCAATTTCACCATCCACCAAGTGATATGCCTTTGACCCTCCTTCGGCTGTCGCCTCAGTCGGGTTCCATCCGAACTGTCTCAATGTTGTCTAATTTTAACTCCTGTACCTTTAAGATATGTATTATCTTATAGGGGTTCTAAGCAACCAGTTCCCATAAAGCGAACTGTAACTTAGGTAAAAGCTGAAGGATTGATTTTACCAATTTGGAGTCGTTTTTGTCGAGCTTTTTCTTTCAGACTTGCTCTAACTCAATCCCAATCAATCAAATAATTTTTCTTTAAGGCTTTCTCATTGCCACCTGAACAGGAGGCGTCGTAATTGGCTGGGACATAGCAACAAACTCATTGCGTTCGCGGTCGTACCTATTGATCAGTCCTTTGCCGAACAAATCCCACCAATTACCTGTGACGGTTCGCCCGTTGATCACAACGGAATCTGTTTTATTGCCGTAGACTTGCTTGTCGTACTGCTCACGAACCATGCGGAGTCTGTCTTGAAATTCGGTCGGGGACATGGAGTTAATTGCGTTAACCGTTTCGTTGGACAGCTTGCCCGATTTGGTGATAGGGGCCCCGGCAACGGAGTTAAGGATAGCCTGAGCTCCGCCTTCGCCTCTCATGTGAGCGATGGACAAAACGGCCCCCTGTACGCCGGGGTCGGTAAACTTATCGGCCCCTACGGTTTTAGCCCGTTGCCTGAGAAGGGTGCCCACAAGCTCTCGGGTTTGGGCGGAGTCCACCCCGTACTGCTTGACGGTGGTTTGGATTTTGCCAAAGGCGGGGTGGTCGGCCCGGAAGCCAAAGTACTCCCGCTTGCCTGATTGCACGGCGGTCTTACCTTCGCTTTTCATCACGCGGTCGATCACGGTAGAGGCAATGCCCATCTCTCCCTCAACGGCCCGTGGAGTGCCCGGGGGCTTTGGAATGGTCTGGTTGGAGGGCGCCGGGGCTTGGGTAGGGGCGTTGGTCTGTCTCATGTTGTCCTTCAGGTCCACCCGAACGGTGGCTTGGTTGGTGCCCGAGGGGGCTACGGATAGACGAGGTGAGGGGAGATTGAGAGAGCTCAAATCAAGCATCAATTCCCCGTTAGTTAAAGTTGGTGCTGAAACAGGCGCATTAGTGGCCTGATTTGAAGCAGAAATGGCGCTAGAAGGGGCGTTTGTGGGCGACCCGCTGTCCTCACCCTCCGAAACGCCAAAAGCCCCTACAACGGGCTTTAATCGCTTAGGGGGCACAACAAAAGAGTCTCTAGGGGATTGGAAAAGGGTGTATCTGTTGGTACTCATGCGGTTATCCAGTTCTTTTTATCTGATTTCCTTCCAATAGCGCTCTCCATGAACTTGTCGAGTTCGATCTGAAGAAGGTCTTCTTGGTGGTCACGATGGGCTTGTTGGACATCTCTAGCCATAGCTTCGACCCAATAGGCCACGGCTATGGAGAGGGCATCCAGCCTGTCGTCGTGCGCTAGGGCTCCCTTGTCCCGGGTAAGGCGGGGGAGTTGGTAGAACAGGCGATAGCGCTCGGCTGTTTCACCTAGCTCGTCGGCTACCGACTTAAAGTCCTTTTCAATTACCCGGGGGTCCACGATCAGCCGATGCTGGTTCATCACGGGCTCGAGGGTGTCGATGATCCGCTTCTCCTTTTGAAGGCTGTGCTTGACCTCCTCTATTGTACACGGGTGGATACGTCCGAACACGGGCTTTAGAAGCTCCCCGAACATCCCGTCCCCAAAGTTGGCTTCGTAGACAACGTAGTTGACATCATGCTCCTTTGCGGCCCGGGCCAGCGCTTCAAGGGTGGTGTTGTCGTAGCCTGAGCGGAAGCCGCCGATGTCGGTGAGGAACAGTTGCCCGTGGAGGCACTTGACGATGGCATAGGCTGTCTCGTCCTTGCCCCGCCCTGAGGGGTCAATAGCCATGACCGTCCCCTGATACTCGGCAAAGCTATCGGAGACTTGCATAGGGCCGTGGTAGGCGTCCCCGTCGAAGCCGACGTTGGGGATGTCGTTGAGGCGCTTTGTAGGGTCGTTGCACCACACGACGAACGATGGGCCCCGCTTGTTGTCCAGCGCCATAACCACAAGGTCGTTGATCTTAAGCGGATAGCGGTCTTGGTCGCTGATCCGGGGGTCCAACATGAACTGAAGGGCAAAACCTGAGCGCCCATAGGACGCCTCACGGAACATGAGGTCTTCTTCGGTAAAGCGGGTGGGCTCCGTGGAGCTCCCGGCAGTCCCGTTATTCTGAGCCACAAAGGGCGCAAGGCGTACGCCATAACGTACGCGTTGCTCTTCGCTTGGGATACGCACGGGCCATATCCGTGCCATGTATCCACGGCGCTCGAGCTTTTCGTAAATAGAGTTTTCGGTCTGCGGCGTTCCAAGAAACACAATGCGGCCTTCGGGCTTGACCACCGCGTCAAACTCCTTGACTGCCTCAGCCAGCTTGATTCGCATAAGCTCGGTTTGGGAGTTGCCTGAAGTCTCAATATCGTCGGCAATAATCAGGTCGGCGCGGCTTCCCGTGATTTGCCCCGTGATACCCACAGACTTGACCGAGGGGGCGTGTGAGGCTGGCGCTGGGCCAACGTCAAAGCTCTCCTTGGAATTGCGCTGTTCCTCCCGTGGCTTGAGGTGCTGAAGGATCGGTATTTCGTTGATCAGGCGTAGCGTGAAGGTGGTGAAGTCGCTAGAGCGGTTCTTGGAGGCCGACACCACTAGCACGTTAAGGGTTGGGTTGAGAAGAAGCCGATGGCACACGAAGGCTGACGTAATCCAGCTTTTGCCGATGCCTCGGAACGCCTCGATGATCTGACGGTTTGGTCCGTGCTCGAGACGCTCGGCAATGTCGTATTGGATCGGCGTGGGATCGGGAAGGTTTAGGTGCTTCCAAACAACGTACAGAAAGTTTCTGAAATCCCGTAGCCGGGGGTCTAGTTGCATTAGGTGATATTAGCCCCGCTTATGGGGCTCCCGTCAAAATGATTTATCGCCGCGATTAGAACTGATGGAACGAATGCGAAGGTTTGCGTAGCGGTTGTTATGCGGGTTGCCGTCTTTGTGGTCTACGTCCTTGCCACGGAGCGCCGCCTTACCGTGCTTTTTAATCATCAGCCTACGGGCCCGGTGGCGGGCGGCCTGAGCTTTGAGTTGTTTCGGAGTGCCCTGATATTCGCGGTACTCCTTGGCGTAATCGCGGGGCTTGCTCACAGCGTGTTTAGGCCCGTTGCGGCGTTGGAAGCGTTGATCGAAAGGTCAAGCTGAGGACCGCGACGGCGGCGAAGTCCGGCGAGGCTTTCAGAAATGCTAGAATCCATCGGGTCGTAGCTGTCTGCGCTTGGCGGAGGAAGATCGCGCCCCGGAAGCTGTCCGAGCTCGGTGGGCTCAATGCGAAGGCTCCGCTTTCCCTGAGCCATGTTGAGGCGCAAAGCGCCACCAGCCGTCTCGCCACGACGGAGCCTAGCTTGTTGCATTGTTCCGGGGGTGCCGGGAGTTCCGGGAATTGTTTCAACCACACGCTCTTCAAACCCTGTTGGGGAAGACCTAGAAAATCGGTAGCCCATTTGATTGGCAATAGCCAACTGGCTTGAAAAGCCGGGAGCAGATACCCGAACTGGACGCCAGTACTCCCTATTGGTGTCGGGAGTACCAGCGGTACCCGGAGTGCCAGCGCTGTACGTTCTACCCTGAGTCTGCTGAAGGTATCTACGTTCGTAGGCCATATTATTTACTCACCGGGAACGGGAGCGAGGCGGGCTCCTTTACGGCGAGTCCTTTGACTTCGATGGCTTTGGGTGCGGAGGGCTCGGCAAAAGGTAGAGCCATAGCAAGATTAAAAACAGGAGTACCTTTATCAAGGGCCGCAGACACATCATTGTCTTTGAGGAATTTGACGGCGACTGATAGGTCAGCGGGTGTAGCTTCACCGCTCTCAATGCGTGATAGAAGCTCTTCAGCAACCGCATCGTGGAGCTTGGCTAAGGCTTCTTTGGCCTTGTCTGACGCTGACATTAAGAGCCCCCAAAGAGCTTGTGCTTTAGTCCGTCAATAATTATGTTGAAGGCAACCGTGACCCCGGTGATAATCCCTAGCGCCTTCATGCTTTGGCCTTCAAGATGGCGCAAGCGATTGTCGTGGGCATCAAACTTCTGACGAAAAGATTCTTGGTTTCCTAGAACTTGGTCTAGTTTTCCTTCAAGGCGCCCTAAAGAGCGATGCAACTCGTCCGACATAAATCCTTTTTATTATGCGTACTCTTCAATGATGATTTGAGGCTGAACGTATTGGTTTGAGACAGCCCCTTCCCAATAATACACATAATGAACTTTAACTCTGTTAGAAGCATTGTAAGACCTAGCCATAAGAGCGTATGTAATTGGGACAAGCTGAGTGTTGCCTCCGTTAGAATAGACAAATTGAGCGCACATACTTTCATCCGTGGTTTGGGACGACCACTTTTTATATTCATTACCTTGAAATTGCCATTTGTAATTTCCAATAGCTGACCCGCCCACATATCCAACAGAGAAATTAACCGTGAACCGTATAAGACTATTCTGAGCTAAAGGCGTGTATGACCTTGTGGTCGGTGGCGTGGCTGACGACTGCAACAAAATGTCAACGTAAGTTTCAGTAAGAACGTTATTAGTCAATCCATGAACAATGGACAAACTCGGCGTAATTACTGCCATGTTGATTAGGCGTTTTCCCACCCAAGGGACTGCCTGAATAGAGTTTACCCTTCCTTTGTCATCAACGCTGATTCTTGGAATTTCGCAAACACTAGCCTGACACGATCCGTAAACGCCGGGAGTAAACAGAAAAGGCGATTCGTTCGCCATAAGCGGAAATCTGTTAGAGCTAAGGGTACCAGAAGTAATGTTGCTGGCGTTTGTCTGGTCTAAATTCTGGACGTTACCCAAGCCGACCGCTGTCTTGTTGATGTTGGTCACGGTCTTGCCCGTAAAGTCCAACGTGTTGGCGAGCTTGCCAGCAGTTACAGCTAGGCTGGCAATTTTGTCTTCGGTAATAGAGCCAGCGTCCAACTGAGCGGCGCCAACCGGGACTTTGAAGCCGAGGCAAGAAACAACAACCACAACCCCGTTAGGAGGAGCGGCGGTAAACGTAACCCGCACCTGACCGCTCACCACGCTTATTGTGTAGTCGGTGGTGGGGCGCTGTACCACTCCATTCAAAGACACAAGCCAAGCCGAAGCCGTAGTCAGAGAGCCTTCATTTTCTCCCACAAGATTGAAAAAAGTGGTCGAGCCATCGCCAGTAAACGAGTAAACGTCGGGCGGAGTTGTGCTTCCGAACTTAACGGCGTTGTTGACCTGAGCGTTGACGAAGCTACGGGTAGCGGCGTCTTGGTTGGAAGCAGGGTCAGCCAGACCAGTTACCCGATTGCCTCCCATCGCCAGATTGCCAGACATTGTGTCGCCAGCTTTGGCAACCTTTAGCGCATCGGCGGTATCGACGTAGCTCTTGTTGGTCGCATCGTTCGCGTTTGTGGGCGCGGCTACGTCCGTAATCTTCTTGCCTTGGGCGTAGAAATCAGAGGAACCAGCGCCAATCTGAAGGGCCGTATCGTTGAGCTCGGACGTCTCCTGATTGATATAAAGTGTCTGCCTGACGGCTGTGTCCAAATCAGATTCAAGAATTGTTGAGCCGTTGGCAAAGTCTACCAAAGCCGCATCGCGGTACGTTACGCGACGGATGCGGACTTTGGCCCCGTTAGCTGGCGTGTTACCAGCCGTGAAAACAACTCTAAGAGGGCTTGTGGATACCGTGAAATGAGTCCCTTGTGTCTTCTCGACGTTATCTACAAAGACCTTAACGTGGGAGACATCTAGGTACGGAAAGTCAAAACTATAGTTTTCCCGAGGGGCGGTATAATCTTGGTATGTATTAGGCATAATTCTGTAAGTCCTTTACACTATTGCTGAAGCTGTGACAAGAGTTCTTCTACGCTCTCGCCCCGCCTCAGGGCCAATTTAACCCGTGTTGAGGCGTCAGTTTGTCTGTTTAGGTCTGAAAACTCCCTCAGAATCTTTTCTTTAGCTACTGCACGATAAGCACTAATGACTTTTCGTATTTCGCGGGTTCTGGGGGAATCAAAGTCTTCCAGTAGCTCGGCGCTTAGGCTTTGGTACTGACGGCTTTTAATCAAGCGCTCGAGGGATTGACGAAGGGTTTTTCCGTTGATCCGAACCTCGGAGGTGGCCTCAAGCCAGCGATCATAAGCCGTCTGACCGTTAGAGTTTTTGTATTCAGAGAAATCAATCCCACCATCCTGTATAACTCTGGGCTGTGTGAAGCCGTGCTGGACAGAGGCGATCTCGTTCATCACCGCGTCGTTCTTGTTTGAGCTCACGACAATAGGGTTGACGTAATCAACACCCGGCGCAACGCCCGTGCGCTCAATCTTCTCTCCAAGGATGTTTCGGCTTGGGTCAACAAAGCCAGAGGCCCCGGGGACCCTGCGAAGGACCGCATCAAACCACCCCCGAGCTTCGCGCATATAGGGGTCATCCCCAAAGCCGCCCGTGGCCTGTGAGATAGCCGAGGGAATGTAGGAGCCAAGCCTGTTCTGGAACAGCCGGGGCACGAACCGCTCAGGCTGAGAGAAGGCATCGGTGATCTGCTCAATACCCGCGAGGTATGACTTGTTGGTGATGTTCTTGGAAAAAGCCACAGCCAGCGCGGCCATTGTTGTCTGAAGAAGGTGCTCATCCTGAGCCTTGAGGGCCGTGGAGCGCTCGTAAATATCGGCGGCTAGACCAAGGAACGTGGCAAAGGGGTCGAGGCGCTGGTAGGAGATATAGGTGTCCCCGACCTTGAAGCTGTAAGGGCGCCAGCCCGTAGCCATCTTGATCTTCTTCTCGTTCTCATCCTCCGGGCCACCGCCCGTGATCGTTCCAGCCACAGCCGCTCCCACCGCCGTAGAGCTCAAGGCAAAGCCCATGTAAATCTTGCCACTCGCGGCGGCTCTAACCATCGGATCGGGGTCAGCGAGCTCACGGGATAGCCTGAGCTTTTCAGCCATCAGGAAGGGGATGTTTTTAAGCGGGCTTCCGACAACTACGGCGCCGTAGGTGTACTGCCCGACCATCTTGAGAATGTTCATGGGTGTGGTCACGAACGGAACCACAAGGCGAAGAGCCGGGTGGTTACTTACCATCCGTTCAAGACTCAACTGAAGGCTGGGCTTGTTCGTGTTAGGGTTACGTTCGCCACGGCGGGTGAAAGTGACCTCTTGGGAAACGTCAAAAGCGTAATCCGACAGGGCGCCCTTGGACGGGTCCCAATTATCGGAGATGTATTTGTTGATAAAATCAGCGGCTTCGAGGCTGTCCAAGCCGTCCTTACCAAAGCGGTTGGTAGCCTCAACCACGGCTTGGGCACGCACCGCGCTCTTGGTGTAGCGGCGTCCGTCTTGCATGACAATGTTGTCCAAGCGAGCGGCAACCCATTGGGCGAGCTTTGCCGGGTCTTCAGCTTCCTTGCCAAGAGCTTCCAAGCCTTCGATAGTGGCTTTAGCCTTGGCAAAGGAGCGGTAGTTGATCTGCTTAAAAAATTCGTCCGTCCCGGTTAGGATGCGGCTAGGAATACGAACCGTGTTGCCGAAGAAGTCAGCCACGCCAGCGATCACCGGGTTAGCATCGCGCTCCGCACCCAAGAGGGCGTTGACGTTCTGCCCCGTGATAGCAGGGCCCTTCTCCATCGGAGAGGTGCCGCGCTGTAGGACGCTATCGCCTTCGCGGAACGCCTTGAGCCCGAGGTCAACGGCTTCCTTGAAGGAATCCATCATGTAGCCGTAGACGCTGATAAACTCGTCCCGCATCAGCTTGTAGCTGGTATCCCCGGTAAGTATGTAGCGACCGTGAGCCCCAATAGCCGAGGTAACGGGTTTCAAAAACGTGGTCAGGCCAGTACCGAGGGCGTTAACCGCAAAAGTCTTAGGCCCGGACAACAGGAAGTTGATCCAGAGCTCGTTATGCATATCGAGCATCCCGGCGGGCGTTTGCTTGGCTAGGCCAGCGCCGCCGTGCTTCTTCCAAATCAGGTGGAGCTTATCGAGAGTAGCTTCCACGTCCTGTTTGCCCCCCGCCTGTTCCATCATGGCCTTGGCGTACTCAACCAGCGTGGCTTGCTCCTTAATCTGCTTAAAGACGTTCAGGGAGCGCCCCGCGTTGGAGCGGATCGTCTGGTAGCCGAACACAACGCTACCAAACTTCTGTTGGAGCTCGGTGGCGGCTAGGTAGTTCTCAGCGTAACGCTTGAGGAGAGCCGGGTCCTCCGGGTACTGCTCGAGGAGGTTGCGGGCTTTGATAAACTCGTCAACGTGCTTGCCAATCTTGTCCTGAAGGGAAACGGCAAGACCGTAGTAGGCCCGGATACGTGCGTCCGCCTGACGGCTGTTCTTGGCATCCTTGGTAAGCTGGGCCATGAAGGAGCCATCGGTGTGCTTACGGATGAAATCAATCGCATCCTGAGCCACAACCTCGGCACCCCGGGGCTCGCCCTTGGCCCGCTCGATGGTGTCCGCAAAGGTCTTCATCAGCGCCAAGGCCGACTTGTGAGCCGAGTCAACGCTGTCAAAGCTCTCGATGTTGAAAAGCGGGCGGTCGGTATCGTCAAAGAACGCCTTGGCTAAGGCGGCGAGGTCATCGGGGTTCTTCTCGTAAATCTTGAGGTACTCGTCAAAGCGGGCTTGGGCTGTAGGAGGAATCTGAGGCTCTGCCATCCGAGCGCCCGGTGTCGGGGCGTAGGCAAATCCTTCTTTAGCCGCGTACTCAGGGTTCTTAACAAAAACCGTATTCCCAACTGAGATAGCTTCGCTCGCCCTAACTACTGGCTGACCAGACGACTTATCGTAGAAATAGCTGTGGCGCTCTGGGTCAAAGCCCACTTGCTTCCAGTTGGTCAGAAGGTCATCAGGCAGTTTGTCGAGCTTCTCAAACTTGCCTTCTACGGTAGCCACCGGGAACTTTCTCTTTTCCCCCGTCCCAATCTTTGTAGTCCCTGCCTCCGAAGCATTGAAAAACTTAGCGTCGGTTACTTTAGCCGCCGTGTCGTAGCCAAGAACATTACCCACAGACGACGAGCCCGCTTTTGAATGAACGGTAATAACATAGTTGCCTGTTTTGGTGAAAGCCGGGATGTCAATTCTCAGGCCCACTTCAGTCCCGTTAGACACGGAGTTTCTGTGAGCTCCAAACTTTTCTACTTGGCTGGTTTTTAGCGCCGCTTTTGCCTGATCATCAGTTACGGTGGCAACTTCAGTCACAGGGCGGATAGGCTTTAGCGCTTCCACCTTGGAGTCATACTGTTCTCTGGAAATCTTTCCTTCCTGAAGGTCGCGGATCGCCTGTTGAAGTTCTGGGATTCTGTCCTTAGCGATCAATCCACGATCTGTTTCGGCAAAGTCACCAGCCATTCGTGCGGCGCCAGCCCCAACACCCTCTTTGGTGCCGCCACGGCTAACAGGCGTCCCTGCAAGCTCGGCAGTTTCGCGGAGCACCTTCTCAAGCATGGTTTTGTCGATGTCCATGCCGAGGAGGTCAGCGATAGCGTCTGTTAGGGCGCGGAAGGCACTCTTACCCGAATCCAGCTTGATCGAGGCAAGCTGAGTTTGGAAACCGGGGCTAGAGATGGCTTGCGCCATAAACTCGTCAAGGTTCCCGAAGCCGTAGGCAACCCCTTTGGCCGTGGTTTGGTCCGGGCGGTTCCCTGCGGTCCCGCCAACACGGTTTCCGCTCTTTGTGGGCTTACCAAAAATGGTATCGGAAACACCGAGCTTTTCAGCGGAGGAGACGTAGCTGTCAATCAGGTCGCGAAGAGGCTGAACAACATTCGGGTTGGCCTTGGCTTCTTCAATCTTTGCTAAAAACTGCGATCCCTTTGCCTTGCTCAGGTCGGGGATATTTAGGTCAATCTGCCGAGAGGTAAGAGCGTGGACAATTTCGTGGACAGGCGTGTGAAAGAGCTTGTTGCCCTGCCATCTACCTCCAAGAACAATCACGTCGTCAGAGGGGCGATAGAAAGACCGTCCACCCCCTGCACCACGGTATACACGGGTTTTTCCTAGTGAGTCTCCGCCGATAACGAGCAGTTGCTCAGTAAGCTGGCGAAGCCCGTTAAGGGTTTGGTCTAGCTGTTCCTTGTTAAAACGGCCCAGCTTTGCGTAGTAATTTTCGGCTTCAATGGTACGACTTTCTTGGGTCATACCCTCAGTTGCAATTCTTTCGGCTTTTTCCTTGAAAGTTTGGGCAAACTGGCTCTTGAACCCATTTTCTACATCATTTTTCCACCGTTTAGTTGTGGTGGCGACTACATCATCCCATCCGTCCAGCATAGATTGGAGGATCGCTTTCGCGGAAACTGATTGCTCAGGAGCGACACGCCCCCTATCAGCGACGTCAGCCTGTTTTAGAAGATTTGTAGTAGTGGCCGGAAGATCAATCGCGTACCCGGATGTACCGTAGGGAATCTCATTGCGAGTAGCTTTAGCCCCGGCGTCAAAGTTCACAACCTGAGCTTCGGAAAACGGACGCAATCCTTGGGTTGTGACCTCGTTGTCAATCGTCTGCTGAATCTGCAAACCAGCATCTTCCAAGGCTTTCTCAGCGCCCTTGGCGTTGCCAGCCTCAGCCAGCCCACGGGCTTTCTTAAGAGCCTTGACCCCGAGGATAATCCCGTCAATCGCGGAGCCGATCATGGCTCCCTCAAGCACGTTCTTCAGGCGTCCTTCAAGCAACCCATCATCTTTATCAGCCGCAAGGAACTCCGTGACCGGGTTCTCAAGGCTGGGGAACTGCTGAATGAGGTTGGAAAGGCGCTCTTCGTGTTCGTCAAAGACGGTGAAATCAGCGACGGCACCAGCGATAGCACCACGGCCTATCTGCGACTTTTGAAGCCACTTGCCAATAGAGCCAGCTTTAGCGAGCTTGCCAGCCTTACCCGCGATATTGATAGCCCGGAAAGCAGGGATAAAGCCAACGGCAAACTCAGTCGCACCCTCAGCCAATCCGCCGATAGCGGATTTAGGGCGATCAATCTTCCCGGTAAGAAAATCATTAGGCAAATATCCAAGAGAAAGAAGGTCGGCGGTGCTTTCAACAGCTCCAAGGCCTCCCCGAACCACGCCCCGGGCCACGTCCAAAAGATAATCAGCCGCCCCGAGGTCCTCCGAAGCTGGCATAAGCTGACTATCGGGCTGTGAAGGAGTTTGAATGGGGGTTTCAGGCATTTCAACAGCCTGAGTAGCGGACAATTCAGGTGTTGCGGTAGGCTGTGGCTGTGCCTCAACTGGCGGCTGGTAGCGCGGGCGAGTATAGCCGTCAGCTTCTAGCTCTTTGTAAATTGTATCTACTTCAGAATTAAGCTCTTCCGGGGAAAATTCGCCAAAAGTGTTCATTTAGCGGCTTCTTCCTTTACCAAGAGCTTCAATGGCGATAGCTTGCGCTTTGGAAAACTGCTCAAAGTCTCGGATTTTAAGGGTATCCACAAATTTAACTGCGTTTTGATCGCCCTTTTTATACGCAATTCTAAAATTGGCAAGCTCTTCCACAGAAGAAAACACGGGAATAAGGAGAGGATTTAGGTTCGGGTCAACAGGAATGTTATGGTCAGTTTGACCAGCCATAATTTCAGCCGGGGAGTAGCCCTTGACTGATTTAGCTGAATAATACCGCTCCAAGTCAGCCTGATTCTTTTCGGAGCTTTTTGGTACTTCATAGCTTTGTGGCGGAACGGCTATACCGGGTGCGGCTGGCGGAGTGTAATACTTTGTCTCAAACTTTTTGTTCACTTCGTTAGCTAGGCGATTGACTAACCCGTCAACTTTAGAGTCAATGTAGGAGAGCTTCTTCTGCACCGCCGCTTGGTCAGCCGGGGCTAGGCCTAAGCGCGAGGCGCGGCCAAGCTCAATAAAATTCCTTACCACTTGACGCTCCCGGGTAACCCGGTCAAGTTCGTTAAACGTAAACCACGACGGTCCAGCGGTGGCTTCGTCGCGGTTCTTAATCTCCAAGTTCTTGGCATCCACTTCACGTTGGCGCCTGTCTGCAATCTCAAGGTTTTTAATCTCGTTAGCTCCAAACGCGCGGAGCCGTTCTGAAACTTTTTCTCGGACAGCGCCCATAACAACAGGAGCCGCTTGTTCCTGAGTTTTCCCGGGGTTGGCTTCTAAATAAGCGTCCATTTCTTCTTTAACTGTTCTATTAAACTCCAAGTCAAGCATACCCAAAACAGAGGTAGCGACCTCAGGTGTGTCCTTAAACTGATTGCCGATTGAGCTATTAAGAATAGCCCGGGCTTCTTGGGCTGAACGGGTTTTTAATAGCGGCTCGTAGTTCTCTAAAGTTTGAATCTGCTCAAGCATCTTGGCTTGCTGGGTACCATTAAAACCACTTTCTTGCCCTACGTCGTACAGACGACGGGCCTCGGCAACGTCATTGTTTACAACGGCAAGATTAAAAGCGTTTAGGTGGGCGGCGTTAGGTGTAGCTTCTGCCCCACGGCGGTCTGCTACGAGCTTTCGGACAGTCTCTTTAATCGTCTTGTGGAGGTGGTCGTAACCTTGCAAAGGAACAAGCTCTTTTTTCCCGTCTTGTCCCATAAGAGTAATGTTGGAAGACACTAGCTCTGCGGTGATGTCGTCTACTGCCTTCGGATCGTTTATATCGGAGTAGCGATCCATAATTTCGTAGGCTTTGTCCTGAGACGCGATAAGCACCTGACCCCGTTCAGCCTGACCCCGGTTAACCGCTTGATTTTGAGCCGCAATGACGTTTTCCTCCATTTGATTAAACAAAGGAAGAGTGTTGCCCTCTCCCACTACATAGCCGTTAGGTAGCTTTGTCTGTTTCAGAGTTTGAAGAATAGCCAAAGCGCGGTCCGGGTTGACACGACGAAGCTGGTCAATGTACGGGGCCACACCAGCTTGGAGGGCATAGTAAGTAGCGTTGCTCATTCCACTCATGGACGCCTCGCCCACTTGCTTGACAAAAGATGAAATTACAGCCTCACCAGCAGTTTCTGATGGCAGGTTTTCTGCCTCTTTTAATCCGCGCTGAATTGCAATTCCTAGCTGATTACGAGCGTCAATTTCCCGGGCCTCAAGCCTTTTGTTAAGAGCAGAAGTTGAAAATGTCTTGAAAACACCCGAAGAACTTTCGTTAGCCGCCGCTTTGGCAAAGGCAGAATCTAGATTAAAGCCGCTTTCTTTTAAGTAAGACTGCCATGCGTCCTGATACAGACTTTCAATAGGCTCGGTGTTTTTCGGGTCCGTAGCTTTGCTCATGTACTTTTCGTACAAAAAGGTTCTAAACCCGGGCTCTACCACGTTTTTGGCTGTGGTGCTCATGTAGCTACGCCAGTACATCGGGTTAGCGCTTTCTTTCAAAACACCAGCCTTTACGGCGTTTTGATAACCCATGCGTAGGACTTGTCGGGCTTTTTCTGGGTCTGAGTTAGCGTCGGCTTCTCCTTCGTTCTTCGATTCAATTACTTCGTTTCTTGTGTAAGCCAGACTAAATGACCCTAGCTGGGCGTTTAGGCCTTTTAGAGAATCAGCAATCTGAAGAAGCTCATTTGTCTCCGGGGGCAAAGGAGCCGCCGGGGCGGGCGGAGCCATAAGCTGAGACGGCTGAACCAGCGGAGACGGCGTAATAGACGGGGCGTACCCAAGGCCGCGCTCCGCCCTGCGAGGGATGATAGACTCCTCAGCCATTAGACTACTGCCGCCGAACCGAACCAGCTAGGCAACACATCCTGAACTCCGCCAGCGTTAGGACCACCACCGTAGTAGTATCTGTTTTGGTAGTAATTTTGACCAGCGTTCAACCCGGCGCTCAAAGAGTTAATAGCAAAAGCCGCAAACGAAGGACGTTGGATCGGTCGGTTAATTTGGTTGATATTCATTTGCGAGGCGAGCCGCGACGTGTCTAGGTTCATCCCAAGAGCTTTGGTCATGTTTTTAGTGGTTTGGTCATAGTACGTATCGCGCATTTGACCTTGGCGGGTGCTTGCCTCAAAAAAGCCTAGCTCCTGACGATTGATCTCACCTAGCAAAGAGTCAACAGCAATCCCCCCAATACCCGCTTCCCCTGCGGCCACAACCGCACGGGAGCTTGCGGCTCTAGCTTCCATTGAAACTTTGTTTAGCTCTCGAGACGCGGCTTCTTTTTCCTGTGCCTGACGAAGGCGCAAAGCCTCTTGTTCTTGTTGGTTTTTTAATACAAGTTGAGCTTGTTCTTGTTGAGCCCGTTGTTGTTCCAGCACCGTCATCTGATTCTGATAGGCGGCTTGCTGGTTGGCCGCTTGCTGTCCTCCAACGTACTGAAGGGCAGACGAAGCTAGACCTACGACCAAACTACCAATGGCGAATACTGCTGGGGCGCACATATATCAGAGTTTTACGCTTAGAAATTCGATATAGGGTTCTTTATTCAATCCATATTCCTTATACTCACGAATGAACCTGAAGCCAAGCCATTTAAGCCAATCAATGTGTAGTTTGTTCCAAAGGCAAACCACATTGAATAGGATCGGGTACAGTTCGTGAAAGGCTTCTAACCATTTAGGGCTTTGGCGTAGGAAAGCAATCTTTTCCTTAAGTAAGTCGTTGCTACCCAACAGCCATATTACGCCAACCGTTGGGCTGTAATGATTTACGCCGAAAATAGCCACCACTTCACCTTTGATTGTGATGGTGTAGGTGTAGGGAGATTCAAGGATTCCCTTTTCCATCGCCTTCCCGGGATCGCCTAAGGTAACTGCCCTGATTTCCCGTAGGTCTTCTGGCCTTAGTTTTGGAGCGAGAATATGGGCGTCCTCGGGCACCGCCTTACGGACGGCGCACCCGCGCTCATAATCCCAAACTTCGTCAGCCAGCCCTTTGAGAACGGGAGACGTATTGTGCCTCGACGTCCATTGAAAGGAGGGCGCAGGGGTGGGGAGTGTCATTTACGAGTTTGATTATTACTTGATCGTTTTTGGAAAGGATAGGGAAACGGAATGTACCGTCCCGCAGGGAATCATAGTTGACCGCAGATGTGGTGGTCCCCATGACCTGATTGTTGCAAAGATACTCGTAGGTTGTCGGGTACACCGCGTTAATTGGAGTCACAGTAATTTTGAAGCTACGGGTTTTGTCGTAGGAAACAGAGGCGCGGCGAAGATAGAGCTTTCCAGCGGACACAACCGTAGGGTTGCCTTTGGCCCCGGGGGCGCGAAGCACGACGCGACCAAGGGTATGCTCCATTGTGTATTTCTCACCAATCCACAAGGCCGCCGTGCTGTAGTTACCCTTCACAACAACTGACGTACCGCCAGATGAAAGAACAGGAATAATTGACCCGCCTACCCCGGCTGTTTGAGGTAGCTGGCCCGATCCTACGGAGGCTGTTTGGATGTTATAGCCCGGACCTGAGGGGCTTGTGGCTCTTGTGACTACCGCCGCACGGTTGATTGAGTATGGCAACGTAAAAGTGGTGTTACCAGTAGAGGAATCATAATTTTTTGACACTTGACTATCAGATAAACGGCGGTCGAGGAGAACTACATAGTTTGAGGTTGCGTCTGTTTTTCCAGATTGAAAGTCGATGCGCTCTAAATAGGTTCCGTCAGTACGGGTTGTTACTACAAAAAGCTGGTTGTCAATGAAGTCAATGTTTTCTACATAAGTCCAACCACTCGTTCCAGCAGTTGGGTCGTCCCCAAAAGTAAACTTGCACCATGCCGATTGTAACTTTTCGTTCCCATTAAAAAAGTACTTGTAAAGGTAGAATCCGTTGAAGAACTGGTCGGATAGCACAGCTATCATTTGCTCATTATCCGAGCCCACAATTTTAGTGACAGAGCCTTTAATGTACGACGGTATCGAGGCTGAGATGTCAACTCCGTCTAGATACTGCGAATCGGAGTTTAGGTAATACTCCTGTATTCCAGAATAACTATCCCGGTTAAAAGAAAAGTAGATGTTTTTTCCCACAGCCACAGGGGCGCACGAAGTAGAACACGAAAAGTTGGTTGTGTTCTGAATAGCCACAGTCCGCGAAGTTAGGTTTTCGGCGCTTTGGAGGCTGAATTGGGTCTGATCAGAAAACAGGATGAGCTTCTCGAGGAACGGCACCCCGGCAAACAGAATGGATACCTTGTTAGAGCTCGAGGCCACGTCAATCGGGTCCGAATCCAAAAGTTGGGTGACGGTGGTTCTGAAGAAGTTAAAGAACTCGCTTGCTTCTGACAGGATTACGTTTTCGTCACACAGGAATCCAAGCCTGTTTCGGAAAAACACCATATCGGCAATCTTTCTCCCAACAAAAGAGGGATCAGGATTGCTGTCCTCGTCACCCACAAGTCTGTCGCCCCAATACGGAACCTCGTAGGTTAATGCGCCGCTGGTGTACGTGCCTCCGTCCAGCGGAGTAAAAAGAAATGTACCATTAGCCAGCCTAATAATGGCGTGTGGAAGGGTTGCTGGTTCAAGAAAATAAGGGATGGCCGGGGCTGATGTTTCTTTCCAAACGCCCGTACCTTGAGTCCCGTTGGACGCCTCAAACTTAACCCAATACTCATCTCCCTCGTCGTCAGGCTCGCCAGCCACCTTAACTGTAAAATCGTGCTTGCCTTCAGCCGGGAGGTCTAAAAAGCTCTGAACTTCCTCGTTAATAAGTTTAAGACCATTTCCGCTTTGAGAGTCTGAAACGGCAATGGTGAAAGCCGCATCGTTGTCTCTTTTAATGTAAATTGTGGAGCCTATCTGAACGACAGAGCCAGTTGCGTCATAGTTAGTGTTAGTTCGAATGGCGGCGGCTAAAAACTCCGCAATTTTGGTAGTGCTGGCCTGTTGCTTTGAAGGCCATGTTGTATCTGTAGGTGCGGTGCCGTTGCTCACAGACGCAAAATTCGTTCCACTTGTTGCCGATCCGTCTCCGCTTTTTACCGTGTATTTAGTCCCATCCAACGTAACGCTGTACTCGGCGCTATACGCCCCCTGAGATACAAACACTAGCGCCTCGTAAGGGCGAGTGTAGGACACGCTTGGGTCCATCGCCGTGGTTTTGTCCTTGTTTAAGACAAGCGTGTAATCAGCCACCGTAAGGCATTTGATATTTTTGGCGCAGTTAGCTGGAAGGTAGTTTAGGGCGCTAGGGTCACCGCGAGTAACAACGGTCTGAGCAACCCCGCTCATGTTCCAGACCCTTACCTTTTTAAGGGGGTCTGGGTCTTCAGAGTTAAATGAAACCGTGTACCTCTCAGAGCTATCTCGGTTGATCGTGTGAAACTTGGCGTAATCGTAACTCTCGCTGTAGAGCTTGGCGACGTAGCGGGTATTGGGCCGCTTGACCAATCCGTCCACCAGCGATGGGTATGCGTTGATGGATTCCTCAGCCTGAGAAGCGAACCGCAGGGCGTCAGCCTGTTGGCTCACCCCGCTGATTAAGTTCGGGATGTTGATTGAAACAAGCGCCATTTAGCGAAAGATGATGCGGGCTACGTCGTAATTGTCAAAAACAGAATGATCCCCGGTGTCGTGATCAAACTCCTTGAGAAGAGTTAGGGCCTGAATCTCGTCGTTGAGAAGCGAACGAGCGGCGTCCCCAGACCCAACCACCCTGTCTTGAAAGATACGAGAAGCTCTGGTTGTGATGTAGTAGCGAGCGGGCTCAGGAAGTTCTTCAAAGGAAAGAAGGACAATAATTTCGCCCTTCAGGTCTTGGGTAAATTGAAAGGTGTGGTTCTTCTTATCGTATAGTTTCGAGCCCCGCTGAACCACGTCAACTCCGGGGTAGAACTCGTTATCTACGTCAACCCGGACCACGTTGGCCGATAGGTTGATGTTGTTGTTGATGTCCCTAGAAAGCGGGAAATCCTTTTCAGTATTGAAATGCCAACCCATAAGCTGGACGGCCCGGTCCACTTCATCCAAAATCTGGACAGCAATTCGCGCATCGGCGGAAGTGCCTTGGAACAAGCTATTTATGGGAGATTCGCCAATACCAGAAAGCATCTGGTTGACGGCTTCCAGTTTGGTCATCGGGGCAACTGGCATATCTACAGGTACTTACTACAGAAAAAGAGAAACCCTGCAAGCCATTAGTTTGATTAGACTCGGGGAAGGAAGGCGGGGAAAAACCCCTTTATATATTCCCGAGAACCAAGACTAAGACTTGCAGGGCTCCCTAAGACTTTAATTAGGCAGTAGTCTTGATCTCCACGGCGCACTCAGGGCGAAGGATACCATGACCCATCGCGTACTTAGCCACCATGAAGGTGCCTTGCAGTTCGATCTTATATTCGCTCTCAACCGCGAGGTCGAGGAGCTTGACCGTACCTGCCGCGTTCTTGTGGAACACGATACCAACAGTATTCGTGAAATCTCCACGATAGCTGTTGGCCGCGTTAACGCCAGAGTAGTCGGCGTCAAACCCGGCGGCGGACTGATTGGTCCCAAAGTTCAAGTTGTTGGACTTGACGATGGTGACGTTAGCCACCTTGACCACAGAACCGTCAACATAGCTACCCACCGCGTTAGCGTTGGTAACTTTGGCGAGTTCCTGAACGAGCTTGTAGTAGTTCGCCGGGGAAAGAACGGCGTAGCGCTCTTCCGACGGAATATCATTCTCGTCCAATTTCTGGGCGGCTTCAAAAATGCTTTCAGCAAGTTTGGCGCCGGTGGGGTTGGCACCCGTCACCACGTTCTGGCCGTTTTTCCCGCCGATGAGCGAGGAACCACGGGCCGCGAGGGTGATGACCTGAGAAACGGTCTTGTCGAATTTCTTCGCAAGAGCGCGACCCAGTTCGGTGGTATAGATGGAACGCACGTCGTAATGGTTCATCGCTTCGTCGATGCGAGAAACCAAGGTGGACGAGGTGAGGAGGTTATCAATCGTGATAACCCGCTCTGCGTGTTTGATTTGGCTGATATAACCAGCGTCGGTGAGCATATTGTCACCAACACCGTGATACTTGGCCGAAGCCACACCAGCGACGGGGAACTGAGCAGACTTGCCGTTCTCAATCGTGCGAATCAGGTGCAGGGGTTTGAAGACGTTCTCAGTCTCAAACGTGGTCAGCACCTCACCCGCGAACTTCTTGAGGAACAACGCGTCCACAGCACCAGCCGCATTGATCTGACCAAGGCGGGATACAGTAGAGGGCATTTTGTTATTACCTTTCGGGTAGAGTTTTCTTTTTCCAGTTCCTTAGACATTTCCACTCGGAAAGCTAACGAACCAGACAAGTGTTTTTGTGCTGGTCACACCCGAGTATGTGCCTTTTCGAGTCGCAGTTGTCCCGCCGTAACGGGGCTGGCCTAGTCAGACCATCTCATTCGATGATCCCAATTTTCAAAAACTAGGGCTTATTTATCAGTAGGAGGAGGACCAGTCAACCATCCTTCGGGTAGTTTTACTTTTTTTCCAGTAAGCTCCCATTCTTTCCCGTTCCAAAAGTAAACCTGACCTTCAACATTCGGGCCTATCCTTAAAAGGGTAGTATCCCCGGGGTCAACGAAGATTAGACTTTTTGTCTCTGAGGTAGTCGCGCACCCGCTCAGACCAGCGGCTATGGAGATAAGGAGGGGGAGGCCCAAGATCAGTACCTTTAACTGGCCTGTTTGCATCTTTGACCTCCCCCTTGATGATTTTCCATATCGCCAGAATGAGGGCTTCAATTAGCCCCCAAAACATGGCTTAGGCTTTCTTTAGCTTGGCAATCAGGGACCAGCCGAGGCCGATAGCGGCAACAACGCCACCAATAATGGCTTCAACCGCGCCGTGATCAACCACGCCCTTGGAGACGAAATAGCCGCCAACGGCAGTTAGAATGTGGCGCACAATGGCGCCTACGATTTCAGGTGTCATATTTAGTTCATACCTTTCTTGTTAATTTTGAATCCGCCCATCTTGTTTTTCATAGCCGTGTAAACTTTAGAAGCAATTGTAGACTTCTTTTTACTGCGGCTGATGCCAAGCCTTTTGCGCCTGTTGATGTTTGCGTATAAGCCTCTCATCAGAATATGGTACTCACGGCCAAGCGTTGCTCAACTTCTTTTCTGTATGCCGGGTCTGTTTTGTACTTGGGGTCAGACATGGCCCGGGTGACTTCCGCCGTGCTCCGATAGGGCGCCAGCGAGCCGTTCGTCTGGGAGCCAGACAGAAGCCGGGGCTGTTTGAAGTTTCCGCCTTGAGCGGCTTGATAGCGGGCGTACATCCCTTTGACGGCAAAAGCCGCCTGTTCGGGAGAGCCCTCTAGGGCCGCGTTGTAGGCGTTAAGCTCGTTTTCGGGCACGTTAGACGCCGCCCAATCACGCATCGCCGTAAAGTTCTCTTGGCCTCCAATGTCGTTGAGAAGACCAGAAGTTGATTTTTCGGCTAGAGCACGCTGACCCTCAATGTAGGCTTCCACCACTTCCCGGGGGTAACCCATTTCGGTGAGCTTGCCAAAGCTATCGTCAGAAAGCTGACCTTTCTCAGAATACTCCTTGGAAAAATCAGCAAACTTGGTTTCCCAAGCCGTCTGCACGGCTTCGGTAGCCTTAGCTTGTTCCTCAGTCTGCTGAGTAGGTTTGTCCTCAGTAGCCTTAGGCTGAGATTCTGCTTTTTGTGCGTCCCGAGGAGCTCCGAGTTTCTTTTCTAACTCTCCGTACGCTTTCGCCATATCCTCTGGGCTCTTAAACTTTTCGGGGAGCCATTGAGGGCGGTCTGGTGTGTTGGTGTCTACCTTGCTATCCACGGGTGGATCAGCCGGGGTAGGGGCCGACTGTATCACTACTGAGTCAGTAGCCATTGTTTATGCTTCCTTCCTTGTCTGAGCCAAAGTTACTGTGGAGGGCCTTCAGGCGCGGCCTGTTGCCCTTGTTGCGCTTGGCTCATCGCAACATCGGTGAAGCTCTTGATCGCTTGCGGACCAAGTTTGTTCGCCATTTGCATCATCATGGCGTTGTTGTTGTTGTTGGCAATCTCTTCTTGAGCCTTAATAAGGCCTTCAGTTTCAATCCCTAAGGCAGTAGCGCGGCGTTTAAGATAGTCCTCAATGTTAATATAACTTCCAATTGCTTCAGGCCCAAAGATTTGTGCAATGCCAGCAAGGAAGAGGTCCAGCTTGTTTAAGTCGTTCCCGCGTCCCAACGCTTCTACGCCCGTGACAATCATGGGGCGGATAAGGTTGTTTTTGGGGAGCTTGGGGAGGCGACCCTCCTTGCCCATCCGGGTCATCAAGCGGTCTACAAGGGGAAGCTGAAACTCTTGGCTAAGGATTGAGTAAGCGCCACCCAAGGCAGTCTCAAGCTCTTGGGCCATGTAGCGGATTTCCTCGGCAGTCACCCGTTCGGCTTGGCGTTGAATCGAAGTGTTAAGGAGAAACGCAAACCCAAGGCGGTTTTGAATCTCCGCCATCATTTCCTTGGCAACGCGGAAGTCAGCATACTTTTCAACCTGAAGCGCGGACACATCGTCCCGGTTACCCGAAACAAACGAGCCGTTTTTGGCTTCGGCAAGAGTTTTGGCTTTGGTAGTCCCGGTCGGCTTGACCATGAACACAACCTTGGAAGCGGCGGCGCTACCTTCGACAACTGCTTTGGTAAGGCCCTCAAGAGCGCGGAGGTCCCCGAGGTACTCCTCGACAAGACCACGGCCATAATCCTCGCCATCCACGCGGCTGTAGCGAAGCGGGATGAAGGGACACTTTTCAATCGGGAAATAGCCTTCGCTGTCAGGAACAGTTTGCCCGTTGATCTGCTGATACACTTCCCACTTCTTGTCCTCGCGATGGACGCAAGTGTAGAGGTCAACGCCCTTTTCGTGAGAGTACTCTTCGCTTTTGCCTTCCTTAGGACGAAGTAACTTTTTCGCCTCGTCGGGCAAAGCCGAAGGTGATATGGTCTCCTTCGTTACGATATGAAGCACATTCCCAAAGGCGTCCCGCTTTACGACGTAATTCTCCAACTTAAAGACCCGAAGACCACCCTCCTCAGGGAAGTAAAGAAGCGTATTGCCCGTGACAACAAGGTGCTTAAGCGCCTCAAAAATCGGGACCCGAAGCGCTGAGGTTTCCACCTCTTTCATTACGGAGCGCTCTATCTCAGCCAGCGCTTTTTCAATCTCGGTCTTTACACGCTCATCGCCGCCCATCTTCTTGAGGCGGTACTGATCCACGCTCAAGCGGAAGAACGGGGCATTGGGCGGGAAGAGGGCCATAAGGAGCTTGGCCGCGAGGTTGTTGACGCCCCGGGCTCCGATGCCCTGCCAAGGCGTGGGGTACACGGTGGCGTAGCTGTTTCCTTCCGGGGGGACAAGCGTAGGAATGGTGAGCTCGGCGCACTCACGGGCACGCTCAAGGTATGTCTGCCTCGGAGATTCGAGTTCGCTATAAAGGGCCGCGCCAGTTTTGTACTTGTCCATAAAGTTATTCGTCGTCTTCCGTTATATCTTCGTCTTCAATTTTGACAAACAATTCCCCATTCTCATCTTCGTAAAGCGATATAAAGCCTTCTTCCAGAAGGTATTGCAACGCGGCAAGTACGTCGTTTTCGCTGAACTTAGAGAAATAAGAGGCTCCGTTATTTTCGCTCATGGCAAATTATAGGCGGTCGAAGGTCACAAGACTGAAGGTAACAATTCCGCCGTTGGTTTCTGACCACAACGCCACGCTAAACGTCTCGTTAGCCAATCCTTTAATTCTAAAGAAAGGCATGACTGGAATCTGAACTCCTGTAGATGGAGACAAAGGCGAGAACACAGCACCAGTTCTAGGAGTGTAGACGGTAATATACCGTGGGTGGTAAGAGCCAACATTTACGGTGTTAGTGGCTATTCCTAAAACAAAATCGGCGTCTTGGTTCAAGGTAATGTATAAGGCATCCACAAAATACATATCTTGAGTAGGTGTTGAGTACGGACCTTGATTGGCGTTTAAGGAAAGCGCACCGCCTCGATACAGTTTGTCGGCTGTAGCGTTTACAAACGAAGTGTAGCCGTAGAAGTTGACGAGGGTTCCGCTTCCACCAGTTACAGAAGCAAAACTAGGCGACGAATATAAAGTAGTATTCGACGCCAACGAAATGCCAAGATCATTGTAGGCCCCTACTGCTTGAGAAAAAGAGGATAATGTCCATCCGCCAGTTTGCTCTATTGGACTTAATAAATAATATCCAGAGGTTCCGTATTTTTCTGCCGCTCCAACATTAAATTTCTTTTCAGTAGAAGCTGACCAATTACTTACGGCATAATTATCTGCAACCGTGTTGGCCTGATACCCAATAAACGAAA